AAAGTCTGGTTGAACCATTAAAGTTCCTTCATTTGTTTGTGTTACTGATCCTGTACCTCGAGAAGAAATTCCAATTGTATGCCCTCCTCTTAGTATTTCTTTTACGATGTTTCCTGAAGGTGTGTTTAGTAATTCTACTTTTCCCATTAAATCATCTCCATCCCACCAAAGTTCTTTTACAACATGTGATGCATTTTTCAAAGATACAATTGCTGATTCTGGATGATCTAATTCTCCATAAGCATTTCCTATTTTAACAAAATTCTCTACGTAGTTTTTTACTTCTTCTTCAAGAATTTCTCTTTTGTAGATTCTTCCATTTTGATTCTTTGCTCCTGCTCTTTGCATAACTCCTGTTACCTCAAAAACTCCTGGTTTAAGTTTTGATTCGGTAAGAAGTCCTTTGAAAGGAGTTACATTTATTAATAGTGGATTGTTCATCTTAGTTACTTTAATAATTGAGATAACGATTTTGCTTTTCTAACTTCGTAAAACTCATCATACTCTGCAGTATCGTCTGGGTCTGGCTGTTCTTTACGGTCTCTATAAGGAATTGTAGGCTCTTCTTCTTCATCCTCATCACCATCCTCTTCATCGTCGTCCATACCATAGTTTGAGAAATAGTTTTCATTTACTTCTCCTCTACTATTCCAAATATCTTGAAGGTCTTTGATGTCTCTTCTTATATCTACGTCTGGGTGTTGCTGCTTTACTGCTATTAAAAAGTCTTTTAAAGTATCTGATTCTTGAGCTAAGATGTAAACGTCTCCCATTTTAGATTTATCCATTTTATCCTCTCCGTACATTTCATACACGTCCTCTTCTTCACGTTGTTCTGGTTCATCACCAAAATCTGTTTCATCTCCAAAATCTCCGTCATTATTAAAAGTAAATCTTGGCTTTTCTTGCTCCTTTTCTTTTTTATAATTTTCTGGGTCTGAGAAGAATTCGTACTCGTCTTGTCCTGGCTGTCCGTAGTTTGCTTTTCTTTGAGCTGTTTCCTCATCTCCAAACATATCACCCATATTCTCAGATAATACTTTTTTGATTAGTTTTTTAAATCCTTCTTTCAATGCAGCTTTTTTCATACCGTTAAAAGTATCAACTTTAGCTTTATCTGTAAAAGGAACCATTTTATCGTGAAGGTCTACTTTTGGATTAACACCTGCTACTTGATTTGTATAAAAGATTGAATCTTTTTCTAAGTTTTTAGATACCTTTGCTAATGCTTTTGAATATTCTTCTGCAGTTGGTGTTCCTAGAACTTGTAATGCTTCTAACTCAACTCTAATTCCTCTTAGGATTTGTTCGTATGGATATTTATCCATATCGTTAGTTGGTTTGTATCTATAATCTGTTAAGCTTTTTTTCGTAAGCTTAGCTTCTGTTACAACTTCTTTTGTACTATCCTCTGCCTTACTCTCTCTGATCATTCCCTTATTCTTAAGGATCTGAACTGTATCATCGTATCCATTAAAACGAGTAATCAACTGCGGTTGTTGCATTCTAGCTTCAGCTAAAAAATGTTCCTTAGAGAATTTTCCCTCCTGAATACCGTTATATTTTTCTTGTAATGTTCTCATGTTATTTTTTATTTTCGTCTAAGTAATCAAATCCTTTTGTATGTGAAGGTCGTTTTGGTCTTGAAACTGTTTTAAATCCTAATTTTTCTGTTGCTTTAGTAGCAATATTCTTTCCTTGTCCTTTTTTTGCAAAAGCATTTGGTGTAGAATATCCTCCAACTGCTCCTGTTGTGCTCATTTCTTGTAACACTTCTTGTATTGCTTTTACAATCTGTGACCTTTTCATAAATTTTTCAACTCATTTACTAATTCATAGTACTGCATTAAAGACACTAAATGATTATCGTCTACTTTTTGAGTATTTTTTATCGGAACAATTGCTTTTTGTATTTCTTGTAATTTAATTTTAACTACCTTATCGGTAACGTTATTTTTTAATTTAGAAATTTGTGTTTGTAGCTTTGTCATTTCTTCGTTTACTACATTTCTCAATCTTGTAGAAGAGTTAACTGAAACTATAAATTCTTTTAGGATGTTTTTTTGTTGTGGAAGTAAATCTTTGTACTGGTCGTTAAACTTTTCCAATAAGATTTTGTACGTTAAAAGTCTTAAATCTTTATCGTATTTTGAATATTCTTCAATTAATGCATTTTTTACTTGCCCCTCTGCACTTTTACTTTGGGTTAAATGTTCTAGTATTGTAGTTTTATTATCAACAAATACATCTAAATCTACAAGTCCTGCTGTTGATTGTGCTTCCATTAAACAATAAAGTGCTGCTAATGGTTTGTATGATTCCACTTTAATAGAAAAGAATTCCTCTAAATCATAATGACTTTTAAGCTCTTTTATTAATTCGTATTTCTGTTTGTTAAGTAATTTGACATCTAGCTTTCTAGAAATCTCTACAATTGTGCTAAGGATTGATTCTGCTTTTTTTGGTCCTACCCCTTTATTTTTTAATACAAAATCGTATAATTTAAACTCTCGTACTAGTGCTGTATTTCCTGTATAGAACTTTCTTAGTACTGTTAGAGCCGGGGAGTCTCTTTTGGATAAAGTATCCGCAGCTATTTGCTTTACTAATAGTTCAAATATTAACCCCGTATTCTTATATTTCGAATGTTTGATTCGCATCTTAGGTATGTCTTTGCTATAAATAGCGTTTAGTTATCTAAATCTTTAATGTTATCTTCATTTAGAAGATCTGACTCACTTTCTACTTGTTGTTCAAAAATATTTTGCTTTTTGATTGGAAACAAATTTTTATTTCTTAGAAAAACTGACATTGTATTATTTATACCTTCTCTTACATTTTCACTATCACTTGGATACCCACCTTTCATTCCATGAACTCCTAACCTATCTCTTCCTCCTACTGGATCTGCTTGTGTTCCTATTATTGACATTTTCTCTCTTGGTCTTCCTATAGTTTGATTTTCAGTCTCATCGTATCCTGCTGGTAAGTCTCCTTGCTCTCTTGATCCGTATATTGATGCTAAGTCGTGTGGTGTTCCAAACGATTGTCCAGTTGATACTGGATCGTTTCCTTCGTTCTCTATTTGAGATATTCTAAAGCCACGTTTAGCATCTTCTCTAATAAGATCTCTCATTTCGTTATAACTGTCCTCTGAAATGTCGAATAGAGTGTCGTAAATGTAATCTGATGAAAATAACTTAGTTGATTGCATTTGAGTTGCTAAGTCAACTTTTTCTTTCCAAAGAGCTATCTTTTCTTGCTCATAAATAATGGAAGGAGTTGTTAGCTTAATTTCAAAATTGGTAAGAGATTCTTTTGTAAATCCTTGAGCATATAAATGTACTAAGCCAATTTTTGTTAATTCACTCTCTACAATTCTTTGAAGTCTTTCTACTGTTCTAGCAAAACGAATATCTTCTGCTGCAAGAGTTGCTTTACCTGTTAAATCTTTTTCGTATCCAAAATAAGCTTTTGGTACTTTTAAAGCTGCAAACATTTTATCTCTTAAGTATTCAATATCGTTTGTACCGTCATACTCTAATCCTTTTGTAGTATCAATACGAGTTGAAGTATCCCCTCCACGAACTGGAAGATAAAAATCCTCCATCATGTTTTGCATATTAAACTTTAAATTATATTGACCTGTTTGTGGATCAACATAAGGAGTTTTTTTAATACTGTTGATAGTTTTTTGCATAAACTGCTCAACTTCATTTGGTGGAATAGAACCTACATTAATATAAAACATTCTCTTTTCAGGAGCTCTCATGATTCTGTGAATCAACATTGCATCCTCCATTAAAGTTAATTGTTTGTAGATTTTTCTAGCTGGTTCAATATAAGATCTACCGTATGGTAAGTAATTTGTATCTGATAATAATCTAAAATGTGCTACTTCATAATTGTCTAATGAAATAGTTTGCTTACTATTATTTGGAATATAGTTTGGATCTGCTGAAGATGCTAATCCATCTGGATCAATTGAGAATGTTACTTTAGTTGGATCTTCTTTATCCATCCCCTCATGTCTTACCATGTGGTAAACTGTATATGGAAGTACATTATAAACTCCAAACTTTTCTGAGATTTCTAATTTTAAGAAAAAGTCCCCATACTTACACATATTTCTAACCCATGACCATAGGTTAAATTCGATATTTAGTACATCGTAATAAAGATTATAAAGGACTCTTTGTATATTTTCGTCTGTAGATTTAATGGAAAGAACTTCTCCCATTGCACTTTTTAAAGTTGATTCATCCGCAAGTACGTCCAAAGTGGAAGCTATAATTGCATCTGTATCCATTGCTTCATAATCGGAATAAAGCTGTACCCTAAGTGTTTGGTAGTTAAGGTTCGGATTAAATATATTTTTGTTATTATATATGTATAAACGAGAAAATCTATCCAATAGTGAATTGGTTTGATACTTCCCTGTTGATTGAATGTGGTTAACATCAGCAATCTTCAACTCGTCCCCTCCTACGTTTCTAACTAATATATCTGTTGAGAACAGTCTTTGGAGTGAGGTGAATAAATTTCTTTCTGCCATTTGTGAAATGTTTTATTTATAAATAGTAGGTTATCCCAATAGCCATGTAAGATCCTCTTGGCCACCAGGTGTTTCCATAAGATACGGATTATTGTGCATTGGAGCAACGTTATAAACACCTTGATTTCTTTGATTAAGATTTACAAAAGAGTTCATGGTAGCTCTAGAGAGATCCATTCCTTGCTGTTTCATTCTAATTGCTGTGTCTCTTACGTATAGTGCTGTAGCAAAAGACATGATTAAATCATCATTATATCCAGATTGTGCTTGTGCTTTGCCATTTCTCCATATGAATACTCGCATTTCTGCTAACAATCTTTTTGATTGTACTACAACTGATCTTTCTCGTATGTATTCTGTCATCTTGGCAATAACAAGTGGTCTAGTTTTTAAAGACATTGTAAAACCAGGTACTAATTTATCTCTTTCAAATTTAGCCATGTATGATTCAACTGTTTCAGTATCTGATCTTGATGAGTAGTATAAGTTTTTATATTCTCTCGATATTACTTGTTCGATTGTTGACCATCCTATGTTTGCATTCTCTATTACAAGTAGTGCATCGCAGTACTCTGTTGCTATTCCTACTAATACATTTCCATATTCTTTAGGTGATATTTTTCCTTTATACTCTGCAACTTGTGTACATGTTTCAATATCAAATACATGAAATCCAGAATAATCGGTAGAATCTCCTCTTGCGACATCGGCAACAACCATATATGATCTTGCATAATCTGGTGATTCCCATATCCAAAGATTTCCATCTACTCCTCTTCTTTCTATTGGATCTTTTACATATGTTTCTTCATAGAAAGTCATATTTTCAACCTCTATTACAGTATCTCCAGATGACATGAAATCGCAGTTGTGTGATACCACCCCATCTGCAATATACAAACTATCCTCCCCTACATCTGTCAAGTCGTACAGTACCGAATCCTTTTCTTCAGTTTTTAATTTTAATACGAATACATTTGGCAGTAGTTCCTGACCTTCGTATAAATCTTTTGCAAAGGTCTCCTTTCCTTTAATTACGAATTTATGATCTTCTGATGCTTCTAGGTATTTGTTATTTGAGAAGCTTATTTGAACTACTTTAGATTTTGTAGTTTTTCTCATTCCTGAGAAATTTTTAAATCCTGAAGGTGTTTGTATTTGGTACCTGGTATTTTGTTTAAATTGAATCATATTTAATTCTTATAAATTTACATTGAAGCAGTTCTCTTATCTGCTTCTCTCTTTCCACATCTTGTCGTTTTAGGTTTCCTTCTGAATCAAAGTGATGTTTTTCGTCAAATTCTATGGCTATATTATTTATTGGATCATATCCATCTAAAAAATATCCTAATCCACTTACAAAATATTCTCCTCCATTTTCTGCATGCATAAATTTTAGGTTGTTAATCCTTCCATACTCTTCTATATGCTTTATACTATCTCTATTGTATCTTGGAGCCAGTTGGCCATTTTGCTGCTTCAAGTACTCCAGTGTTGACAACCTCATTTTTCTTTTAGTTTCTTCTGTATGTGGTTTTCCTAATTGATTCCTTTTATAGTCAGGACAGTGTCTACAGTAATTTGTCCATGTATACTTTTTTCCACAACTACACCTAAGTGCTTCTAAATTTAGATTATGCTCTACAATAAATCTAATTCTATGTGAAAAATTCCAAAAGGTTTTATACGAATTCTGTGATTGGAAGGCTTGTTGTAGTATCTGGGTGTGGTGCATTATTGATTTATAGAGTTTTGGATCTTCCTTTATCATTGTTCTGTTCTTAGCTTTTCCTAAAAACTTCTCAAAATAATTATTCTTTCTTAGTATTTCCTGTACATTTACATACGGCATTACCTCTAATCCCTCTAATTTATCTTTTACTGTATCCCAGTGTTGTTTTGTGTTGTTCATATATCAAGAGTGTGTCTTTACTATAAATAGTCGCATTCTTGCATTCCATCATACAAATCCTCTAATTTTATTGTTTTTATCTCTCCAGTTAAAGTATCTTTAACAACTACTTCACTATTTCCCCACAGACAATCACATTCCTGTGCTGCATGCTTTTCTCCTAATTGCCTTGTTTGCTCATCTCTCCAATCTTGTTGTCTTTCAGGATGAACATCCCATTTTAATTTAATAGGAACGAATCCATTCTCTCCTGCTTCAGCTCTTTCCCATGTTTTATGAAACCAGTTACCTATACCATTTGGAGTTGAAAGTGCCATACATTGTCCCCCTGTTGCTAGGGTTTGTTGAGCTGCTGTAAATGTTTCTTCAATGTTTTCAATAAATGCAGCCTCATCTATTAGTAGAAGTGATACTGCTTCTGAACGAGCTGCATCTGAATTGGATGATTTAGCTGTTATTTTAGAACCATTCTTAAGCCTCATTGATAGCTTATTCTTTTCTACGAAGGGAAGTTGTAGCCATTTTGGTAGATTCTCATACATGAAAATCGTTTTGGTTACAAGGTTTCTAGCTGTAGCTTGAGTAATTGCTAATGCTAAAACGTTTTTATCTTTGTGAAAGATCATTAACCAAAGCGCATATGCTGAGGCTAATGTTGATATTCCTAACTGTCTTGACTTTAGGGTTATTAGCATTTTTTCATCTCTGAATAAATGTAGTACTCCTTCTTGAAATGGGTATAGGTTGAATAAGATTCTACCTCTTGTTGGATGTTGGATGTAGCAATACTTCTTCATGAAGTACGCTGGATCTTTTGCACATTTTACGTACTCCTGTGCAACTATTTGTTTTATATCTGGTTGTGACATACTATATACTTATATATCTATAAATATATGGATATAAAAAACCCACCTTTATGAGGTGGGCTTGCTTATTTAGTTTAAAATATTACTTTCTATTTTGTATTAAGAATTTTCTTAGATCAAAGTTTCCTTCTGCTAAAGCTACCGGTTCTTTTTCTGCTTTTGGAGCTGAAGCTGGCTTTTCTTTTTTGTTGAATTTTTTATCAAATACTCCTTGAAGTTTTGCTGCTGTTTTTTCTAAAGCTGCAATATCTCTTCCAAACTGCTTAACAGCTTTTTGATCAATATGCTTTGCGTGCTCTCCTTCTTCAAGATTCTTTACCTTAGCTCGCAATGCTTCAGCAATCGCTTTCATTTTCTTAATCTTATGCTCTTCTGCTATTTTACTAGTTCCAAATTCAATCTCCTTCATCAACTCTTCAATTGAGTGGTATTCTGGTATTACGTTTTCGTCAGCCATTTCACCATTATCCTCTCCTTCTGGAATGTTTAATTCTGGAGCAGGGTTTGGAAGTTGGTTTGGATCGTCGTGACGTCCCATTGTATAATCTACGTTATCTTCTTCCCGCATTCCCATGGCATTGTTTACCATTTCTACTAAGCGTCTTTCTTTAGCAGTTAATTTTGCTTCTTTCATCATTGGTTTTTTGTTTTCGGTAGTGGCTGGTTCTTTGATGCTAGATCTTTCTGGATTTAGTACCTTTCCGATAGCGTTTATTTTAATAAATTTTCCGTCTGTAAATGGATCACCTTTTTCAGCTTTCTCTTCAAAGTGTTTTTGAATTAGCTGTGCAGCTCTTTGCTCTGCATCTTCTCCTTTTTTAACAGAAGCTCTGATGTTTTGAACATATTGTCTACCATCTTTCTCTCCTAGTGTAACACTTGCTGAGTATGCTACGTGAGTTCTGGCCATCTTACCTTTGTCGTCTGCTCCTTCTTCCATTTCACCTTCTTCTCCTTGTTGTTGATCATCTGCTTTGTATTGTGCTACAATTTCTGGATCTGTTATTAAATCTTCATCTGATACTGATACTAGGAGTGGTGGTTGTTGTCCTGGTTTTTCACCTGGTCCTATTAGAAGGTAGCAAGGTCCGTCAAAGTCTAAGTGCTCTAGCTCTGCTTCTTTCCACTGATCAAATGTTACTGTTACGTTTCTATGGTCTAAATAATCCTCTACTCCTTGTATGGCAGCTTCTAGGTCTGGATATCTAGCTTGTATGTTGAATAGAATATCATCGTAATACACTTCTTGTTTCTGTGATTCTTGCTCTTTAAGAAGTTGTGCGTTTTTTGTAAGTTTATTCTCTGTTAAGAATGATCTTAAATTAAAATTATCTGCCATTGTGTTTTATTTTTGTTTATAAATAGTTTGTTATTTTGTAAGTTGATCTATTTGAGGAGATTTGTTAGTTGCAGTAAAACTTTTAAAAGTAACCTCTCCTTTAGTAGCTGCTTGTTTAAATTCTTCTTTTGTAAAAAGTCTATACCCTTGTCCTACTACTACTAGTATGTAGTTTGCCGTTTTTGCTTCATTATTTAAAAAGAAATCTACATACCAACTTATCATTGCTACGTATACAGACTTTTCAGATGTAAAATCTAGGGTTGTATTACTAGGAAATTCTTGGTTAAATATCTCTTCAATTTCATTTCGTACTTCTGGTTTTTGAGATAAAATATAAGGAATATATGTATGGACTGCTTCTCTTCCTCCTCTTCTAGCTGGTACTCCTAGCTGCGATAGTTGTGTATAGAAGTTTACTAAAGGTTCTGCTCTTCCAATTAACCTTGCCCCATGTCCTTTTACCTCAATTTCCTTACCCTCTATTTCAACATCTCCTACTCTTAGCTTAGCTCCTTGCTTTCCTACAAGTGCTAATAATGCTTCGCCATTTCCTACTCCTTTTCCTCCTTCAGATGACTTTCCTGCAGTTATTAAAGTATTTATAAAATCCTCTGGAAGTCCTGTCAATTGCTGTACTGTTCCTACTATGTTTGTTCCTGTCTTAAGCTGTGCAAGTGTTACCTGCTTATCTCTATCTTTGAAGAATTCCAACAGCTGTTCTTCTAGGCCTGCATACTGGTGTATAATGTTGAATAGTTCGTTTGAAGATCCGCCTAATCCTTTTTGTTGTAAAATTGCTAATATTTGAGAGCCTAGCTTTTGTCCCTTACTTGCAATTGTATAGTATATTTTTTGTATAAAATCACTATCTAATTCAGATTGTTTATCCTGTAGTAGTTTAATTAAATCTTCGGTTGTATACTTTTCGGTACCCTTTTCAGACTTGTCTTTTTCCATCACTATTCCATACTCAGAATAAATCTCTTTCAATATTTTCATATCGTCTAGATTATTGATATCTGGGTATCCTTTCTTGCATCGAAAAGCCCACTCATTTACTACTTTGTCTACTACGCTCATAACCTATTTTTTATAATTCTTCTGGTGTTTCAGGTTCTGCTCCTGCTTCTTCTCCTCCTGCTGTTGTATCTTCTCCCGGTGTTTCAAAGTCAGCTGCGGCATCTTCTCCACCACCTGCTTCTCCGCCTGGAAAGTCTCCACCTCCACCACCTCCTGCTGCAGGTTCTGCTGGTGCTCCTGCGAAGTCTTCTCCACCTGGTTCTTCACCGGTTGTAATTGGACCTGTTTTAAGGATGTCGTTTATTTTGTCTAATGCTTGTTGGTAATCCGATACGTTGTTTAGGAAATACTTCTTACCTTCTACTTGTGCTTGAAATCCCTTACCCATCCATTTAATATTAAATGATTGGCCATTTTTTAAATCAATTGCAAATGTGGAAGGTTTAGGAACCACCCATCTTACGTCTGTTACAAATTCTGGATACTCTCTTGTAAATAGTGATATTAGTGTTTTTTTAACTGTAGGAAATTTTCCTAACATTTCCTCAGTAGATGTTTTTAGAACTGCTCCTTCTTCTTCTTGGAGAACTTCAACGTATGCTTCTAGCATTATTTGTTTTAGTTGTTGTTTAGAAATTAATTCTGAAATGTTGTATCCTTTTTTAGAAGATATTTTTAGACCTTTCTTTGTAGCATATTTTTTTGCTTCTTCTGTTGAAGTAAACATCATATCTATTTGCTTTGAACCGTCTGGTTTTTCTAATACAAAGTGGGGATTGCTTTTAGTCCCACTTTTAGATATCATATAACTATCACCATTAGATGCTTCTGCTAGTTTTTTAGAAACAACGTTTCTTCTATTTTTTAAATACTTATCTGTTTTATCAACTTTTCCGTCATTGTTAACATCGTCATCTTCTTTTCCAACTGGATCTAATCCTTCCTTAAAAGGTCTTGGACAAGGTGTACCCTTAACATGAGTATGCCCACATCTTCCGCAATATGTAGCTTTCTTTTCATTTAATGCTACTGCAACTATTGTTTGCCCTTGTTCATCTTGTTCTGATTCTAAATATCCTGCTACTGCATCTAAATAATCTTCTGCTTTTGTTAGTTTGGATTGAACCCAAGCATCTAATTGCTCATCATCGTGAAGTATATCCATTAACTTACTTGCATTTGATTGAATGGATTTTAATTGTGACTTAGCCATTGAAGATTCGTCATCTGATTGTAGGTGATGATTTTCTGGAATATTCTGATTTACTTGTGATTCGTCACCTGGTGGTTGTTGTGCTGCCATTTGATCGTACTGATCATTTGACGGTTCTCCGACGTACTTTTTCATTGCATCACTCAACTTATCTTCTAGTTCAGGGGTTGGCAGAGAAACAATGTTACCCTGTGTTATTACAAAGTCAACAAGTTCCATTGGTTCGCTTCCTAAATCTAATATGATTGCTGTTCCTTCTGGATTGAGGTTGAATTTAAAAGTATCGGATCCTCTTTCGTTTCCGTATTCAACATGAATGTTAACTTTATTTGCTCCTAGTCCTGTAAGTTTTATATTTACAACTTCATCTCCTTGAGCTCTAAGAACTTTTAACAGCGACTTTGCAACTGCTTTTCCAACTGCTGCTGATTCCTCTGTAGTGTATTTTTTTGTTTGTTCTTTTAGTTCTCTAGTTCCTTGAGTGACTGCTTTTATTTTATTATCTTTTTTCAACGTATCTATAGTTGCTGAATCGCTTGGGTCAATATTTAATATTTTATCTGGAGTGTTTGGGTTTTCGTAATCGACGGTTGTGGCTACTGTTGACTCTTTTATTAAAGTTGTAATTTTTCTAACTACCTCTCTTAGTTGATTTTTTTTCATTTTCTAAAGTATAATAATAAATATTTTCATTTCCTTTTTCCATTGTCCATTTATCAGAAACTGATTCACAGAACCATTCTTTATCGTCAATCATCCAATCTGGTTTATCAGGAAATGGTTGAGTTACAAAAGACATATCTCTCCACATTAACCTATTATTAGGCTGAAGAGTAAAGTTTCCATTATCTAATTTAATTAGATGTGCTGCTTTATATTGTGTAGGTTCGTTAGAATATGGATTGTTATACCAATCAAAAGTCATGATATAATTTCCCCACTCATTACTTCCATCTTTAAATATTGCTTTTACTCTTGATTGGAGTAAGTAATCATAAGCTGTACATGATACATCATGACCGAAGCAGTCCCACAATTGCAAATGGTCTAAAGCCATTCTAGGTGCATCATCTTTCCAAGCAAGCATATGAATTGGAACTCTCGATCTAACAGCTCCTTCATCAGTCATTACATGAAAGGTAAGAGCTCTTCCTCCTATAGATTGTACTCCAAATATTATTACATCTTGCATACCTTCTCTTGCGTCATGCTGATAAAGATGTTCAATTCTCATCTTAGCATAGAAATGGGGTATGGGTGTATTTAATGTTGGCATTATTCTTCTCTTATTAATAGTTCACCTAATACCTCTAAACGTCCCATTTCAATTTGGAATTCATTTTGAGTCATATCTAATGAAATTTTCTTATATGTTTGTTCAAACTCTTTTTTAGCAGCTTCTTTGTCTAATTTACCTGCTACTGCTTTTTTATAGTATGGAAGTTTAACTTTATAATGTTTATATGTTAGAAGAGATAATCCGCCAGCTTCTTGAGTAGTGCTAGCTATTTTTTCAGCGCCTGCTAAACGTTTTGTAGCAAATTGTTCAAAGCTTTCTTTAGCTTCAGTTAGTAGTCGTAGTAGTCTCATAGCTATTTTGTTATCTTTATGCAGATATCTTTTCCATTCTTGGTGCCTGCATATCTATATCCCTTCCAACAAGCCTTACCATCGACACCTTTTACTTTTTCTGCAAGAATTTCTTTTAATAGTTCTTGGATTGTTTGCTTTACTTTTGCATATCCTGAACCGTAAGGTGCTGCTTTACCTGCTTGAGGGTCGTCTGCTTCTTTTAATAGTTGTATTAATTTCATATTATTCCTGTGTAGTTCTTACTGCGTTAAGTATATTTAGCCACAGTTTGTTTTTGTTGCTATTTACTGTTTAAAAATAAATAGTAGTAAAAACTTATTACGAATCTATATGGCTTTTTAAGTGCTTTAAGTATTGCTGAAGGTTGTCTGTGATTTGTTGTTTAAATTTAGAGTCATTGCTATTCCAATCTTCTACATCTCCTTGCTCTGTTACAAAAGTGTTTGTTGATTCTAAACTATCCAATACCCACTGCTCGACATCTCTAGCAAATGCTTTCATACTTCCTTGCATCATATTTTTTTCATACGATTCATATAGGCCTGCATTTCGTAGTTCTGCTTCATAATCTACCACACATTCAAAACACATTTTATGTATCTTATACATTTTTTGTGCTAGGTGATGTTTCATTGATCTATTGCATTTTGGACATGTTAGTGGTATTTCAAAAGCCTTTTTAGCTGCATCTAATTTAGTAACATTTTGTCTTAAGCCGTTTTTAATAGTCCAAGTTCTTCCACTTTCCTCCCAAACATCTCCTTCTGTATATGCTACGTGTGCTTTTGCATATCCTACTCCGTCTACAGTCTTTGCATTGAAGTCTTTCTTTACTAGGTTTCTTGCACGGTTAACGTCACGAGATGTAAATTCTTTTTTAAGTAAGCTCTCTTTGGCCATACCCGAGTTGTTTTAATTGGTTTATAACTGAGATTGAATCTCCTTTTTTACATTGTATTGCTATTCCTCCTGCTGCTTGAAAAGCTCGTAGGTTGCTTGGTTTATCGTCTATCAATATACTATTTTCATTTGCAAAATCCGCCTTTGCATCTCCAAATCTAAATAATACTTCAGGTGCAGGTACTAAATTATCCTTTACCCAAAGTCTTTTTCCTAGTCTTGAGGTGTTATCTCTTGAAGGAGATGTTAGTAATTTTGGACCATAAGGTTGTATAAAATCCCACAATGCTCTTCCGTTTGGCATCCATGGCATGTCAGACCAAAATTCTAATCCAATGTACTGGTCGATAAACTTCCAAAATTCTGTAGTTCCTTCAAGTTTATCAAAATGTTTAGGTCTTGTTACTTGTGCAATAACTGCTTTTGAGTAGTATTTTGGACCTTCTTTTCTTAGTAAAGTAATAAATCTTTTCTCAAAGTCTGTTAGTACTCCGTCCATATCGCAGTATATTTGGTATGGAATTTTTGCTTCTAATAATTTTATGATGCTTGTTTCCATATTGTCTGCCAATTTTCTTCTTCGTTATATGCTGCAACTTCGTATGGATGATTTGAGTAATCGTATCCCATTTTATAATACCTAGTCATCCAAGATGGTGACTGGAGGTAATGTTGGTATTCATGAATAACTGTTCGTATTAGTTCTTCTAAACTTGCTATATTTTTATAATAAATTGTTATCTCATTAATCATATAGCAATACTCTCCCTTTATGTCATCTATAATATCCTTACTTAAAAAGATGTGAGGAAAAGTTGTTTGATGTTTTGAAGGACCATAGTGACTTTCTACTTGTCCTATGTACTTTTCAACGTACTCAATAATCTTTTTTGTTGTAACCTTTTGTTTTTTCATAACCTTTTTTATTTATTTTACTCATTTTTAATTTGATCTTCCCAGTTTCGGAAAGTCATATTTCCCTTTAGATACGCCTCTTGTTCTATTTCTTGTAAGTTAGTATCTTCGTTTGTATTTGTAGTGCTAATATTTCCTAACCTTCCTTCTACATTTTGCATGTGATGAATCATTTCATGTGTAAAAGATCTACAAACATCTTTTGGAAGTCTTCCCATTGCATATAGGATTACTTCTTTATTATTTGGATCGTAATAAGCTGTTTTTCCAAAGAAGTCATTTGCTTCTTGTTCGTCATATCTTATTTTTACTTCTGGGAGTGGTTGTATTTTCATCCCCTGATCCAACATGTATTCTAAAATTGATCCTATATATGGAGTATAGTTAAACTTTTGTTGCTGTGGTGTTTCTGATAAACGTTTTTGGTATGGTGTGTAGTCAAAACTTACATCCGAATATGTCTTAATGTATATGTCGATTCTATCTTGATTAAATACTATTGTGTACTTATCTGGATCAATGGTTGCTTTTAGGTCATCGTAAAGGTGCTCCAAGGAAGCTCTATCTTTTGAAGGAATGGCTCCTGATGGTCTAATTGCTGTTCCCGATGATCCTTCTTTTATTATTTTTGTTTTCTTTGGAAAGAAGCTCTCAAACACTTCATCAACTGCACTTAGCATTTTATCTTGTACTGAGTCTTGTTTTTGTGGTGCTATAATGTTAACAATTGCTTGTCTATCTTGCTTTGACACTTCTGATGGAATCCATTTTCCAGATAATAAAAAGTCTTCAGATGTCCTAATATCTGTTGCTGAGAATTTATCATCTTCTTCGTTTGCAACAACTGGAAGCTCTTTTATTTCTACGTTTTGATATGTCCCTTTTGCTTTTCCTTTTTCTATACCTGCAAATTTTTTCATTTCATCAGCCATAGCTCCTGTTACAATCTTTGTTACCTTGTCTTGATTTGCATCAATCCATTCGTAAGTATCTAATACAGGTGTTACTTTGCTTACTTGAATATCTACTGGTACGTCTAAGTATTTAGCATAAATTCGCCAAATTGCTTTTGACTGCTCAGCTGTAACTGTTACTCCTTCTCTTATTTTAGGTCCAATAAAAACTACAATCTTATCTGCTTGATTAGATAAAAATTTAGCATTTGCAAAGTGAGCTAAATGTGGTGGTTTAAATCCTCCAGCATAAAGTGCTACTATTTCTGATCCGTCATCTAATGCTTCTGATAGTAGTTGATTTACTTTTTCAAGTGCAGCTTCTTTGTCGGCTCCTTTTGCTGTTCCTACTTCTCCTGCTCCAATTACTAGCATTGATTTAAAAGTTCCTTTAATTCTATTTTTAGATCTTTGGCTTTTCCACTGCTTACTTGCTAATTGATCTAATAACTCTTTAAAAGATCCATTTATGGCGTAATCTTTAAATAATGTTTCAACATCTGACCATTTATATGACATCCAAATATCCTGTCTTGCTGTTTCTTTAAAGTTGTCTAATGTGACAATTCTTAGAGTAAGCCCTTTTGATGATAGTACAAACTCATACTCTTGGTTTTCTTGTAATGGTGGTACATCGTTTATTGCTAATCTTTGAAAAATGCCATTAGGATCTTCCTCAATACACATTGTTTTTGCTAGTCCTATTAATAGGGCTTGCTTTGGGCCAGGTATATCCAAGAAAGAAGTTCGATAAGTTGACTCTTCTTGGGAAGAAACAATCATGTTATCAATCTGAACTGTTAGGTCTGGGAATCCTTCTATATGGTATTGTGTGATTACAATGTCTCCTGTTCCTGCTGTTTTCTTTCCTGTGTGTCTTCCTGCTCTAAAAGGCACTGTTATGTCATCTGAAAGGGAGTTAAGATACGCTGCAAAATCTGCTTTTATCTTTTTCATATCAGCTCTATCGCCTTCTAGTTCTACTACTAGGTCAATATCACCATGTCCTTCTGGTTTTTCTTGTCCTCCTACTACATCTCCATTTTCGTCTTTTGGAATAATGTTATAAGATCCAGTTATCTTAGCACTTTTAAAAGTTGGATATTTGCTCAGTACTCTATCTATAAACGATTGTACTGTAGCTTTCACTGCAGAACTTGGTATTCTATTTGCTCCTATTGATCCCGACATATTATACTGTTTTATACTTTACTAAGTTAGAATCATCCGGTAAAAACTTACCTGTAAATCCTAATCTTTTTTGGTTATCAATCCAATATTGTTGTAAATCTTCTGGTATATCTGCTCTTGTACTTTCCATAATTTTCAAGTAAACATCAAAAATTCCATGTAGATCTTGTTCGGATAAGTTGCTTTTCAAAGCTTCCATTACATCAAAATAATTTGCTACAGAGTCTTTTGTGAGCTGTAATCCGTATCTTTTATTCAATACTTCAATTGCTTGTTGAGGAGTTGTTGCAACTACCTCTCCTGTATCTTTTCTCTTTACTCCATTTGCATGAGAGAATGTATATCCTCCATATGAAAACATTGCTACTAGTAGCTGTGTTCTATGAAGTCCTTTTACATTACCTTTGTATACTGCTGAGTAGTATGAGAATTCTAACCAATCTACATCTCCAATATTAATATCAATTTGTACACTAGTTCCAATTCTTTCACCTGCTTCATTGTATTGTGGAGCCATTAGAAATAGCTGACCTGAGCCTGCGCCTTTCATGTCTGGTACGATGTCTGTATCAGAATTTTGAATTATTTCTGCTGCTGCAACTACTACAGCTCTTCTCATTAATTGTTCATCAGAAGCTGTTCTAGCTCTTTTCTTAAACGCTACAAATAGATCTTGAACGTGTTTCTCATCCAATCCCCAATCATCTATATTATCAAAAGATGACCCAGCAAGTACTAGGTCAATGTCTCCTGATATTTCTTTTTTTCCTACAGATCCTATAGTTTTTATTCCTGTAAAGTGTGTATGTGCTTTTGGAAAAATCTTTTTAAATTCTCTAAAAAACTCTAATAGAGTTGGTTTTATATCTTCTCTTTTTATGGACGCTGTAGTTCCAAATACGTTTCCTCCCATTTACTTTTTTTATTTACCTAAAGATACGCACAATATATTTATTATGCAACAGTTATATTAAATAAATAGTACTAAAGTTTGATAGTAGTTGGATATGATGTGTACTTTGGCTCTGTTGTTGGATGATCTATTTCATATAGTCTGTAAATTAATTTGAATAATTCAAAGTTTTTTTCTATATCGTCAATTACTTTTAATTCCCATCCTTTGCCCTGAATCTTTTTACCTGCTTTATCTTCTCCTCGAGTAGCTGCTTTTAGCCAAAGGATTGCTGTTCTATCAATTTTAACTCCCTTTGCTTCTTCAATTGATTTTGCATAAGCTGCTAGTTGTAGATCGTATGATTTATGTAAATGGTTTGATGTCTTAAAATCTATAAGCCAAGTCTCTCCGTTTATCTTTACAACTATATCGGCTGTTCCAGCATACTTGTGAATGTCTGAGTATGTAAATTCTTCTGTGAATATTAGTTCAGGTTTGGCTAATGCCCAAAACTCTTTAAACTTCATAATCATTCCCCATACTAATTCATTGTACCGGGCATTACCATAATCATCCATCCAACTAACTTCTTTACCTTCTAGTAATTCTTCAATTGCATTATGAACTTGAGTACCTTCATCTCCGGCTCTTCTCATTATAATATCTGAATTGTGTCCTACATCTTTCAACCAAGATTCAAAGAACTTATTCTTTGGCATGTGTTGTAAAATTGAAGTAACTGAAGGGTAGTACACTCCTCCTGATCTTTCATAGCATCTGCGATCAAGAAAATTTACCTGCTTAAGTGTTGCGTCAAATTTCAAATTCCTTTTCTTATGCTCTGTTAGTATGTTATTACCTTTCTGTAACATATTTCTTTATTTAATTATTATTTTTCAAAAGTACCCTACTCCTAGTCTATTTGTTTTTAGTTTTTGTATTGCCAAATAAATCCTCCTACTGATTTTATCCTCCCTGTTAGGCAGGATGAGATACCTCCTGCACTTACTCCAATAGCCTTACTAGCTTCCAATATTGCTGACCATTCTGCTATATTTACGCCTTCTTTGGATAGTTGTATAATAGGCTTTCTGCACTTTTGCCCTGCTGCAACCCTATCTCTACTACCCTCTGCTCTCGTACCTATTCCAGGTATGTTGCCTACTCCTACTACTGCATACTTCCAAATAAATCCTCCTGCCGATAGTTGCCGATTTATTAAACATGCCGATATGCTATCTTTTCGTATGTCTAAGGTTTCTGCTGCTTTCTTTATTGAAGGCCACTTTTTTATAAATGCTCCATTTTTTTCGTATTGATTTACCTCTATATATCGCTTTTTAATACTATCCTCAGACATTTTCCCTGACCTGTCCCCAGTTTTTGTCAACTTACAATTAAGTCCATCAGGCCCTAACACTACGTAGTAGTCTTGCCAGTACCGCTCTCTCTTGTTTAGGTTCTCAACAAAGCACTCCTCTATAGTTACAAAAGTGTGCATATTCCAGCCATACTTTGCTAGTGAGTTATACAATCTTCGTTGACCTTGGCAATCTAGCCTTCTATACCTCTCCACTCTCTTATCCATATTAACAGTCTGTCCAATATAAATTTTTCCACTCGGACTTGCTATTTTATAAATCCCTATCATACTAAATAAAAAAGGAGAAATTAAAAATAGCTACCTCGTCCGTAGTGTCATTTTAAAATCTCCGTAATGTTTTTATTGGTAGGACGAGTACCTCTTTATTTAATATAAATAGTAACTTTTTATAAAAACCTTGATATATTTGCCTCATTTTATCTTAATTTATATCTTAATAACTTTCCTAAGTCCATTTCTTCGGCTTGTTGAATACGGTGTGTAAAAACGACAAAGCCTTCTTCACTTGGATCTTTCTCCTCCATGTCTACTAGGTATACCCTTTTCCCCATGTTTAAGAATTGCTCCACGTATTGTAAAGCTTTCTTAAGTGCATCTTTATCCAATGCTATGTACACATCTTCAACTGCACTAGTTGCTATTTTTTTTATTAATGAATTTGATAGTGATTTTCCTAATATTGGTATTGCATTTCTCTTAACCGCTATTGCATCAAATACCCCCTCTACCAATATAATTGGTTGAGACCAGTTAATTAAGTTTTCAAATCCTATTATATCTTTTGAACACTCTGGGTTTCTGTATTTGTGATAAGCGTCTTCAAATGTTCTTGCTACAAAAAAGTTTAACTGATTGTTTTCTCCGTATGAAGGCACTACTATTCGTCCTGTGTATTGTCCTGAGGTGCAGTATCCTATGTTGTATTTTAAGAAATCTCTATCTGTAAATCCTCTTTTGTACAAATAGTTTCTTACTTTATTTGCTATAATAGAAGTGGTTGTTGCTGTGTAAAGTGGTTGGAATTCTTTTGGAAGTTCTACTGTAGATGCTGGTGTATATCCTACCTCATCTCCTTTTCTTACGTACTTTAGGATTTCATATGCCTGCTCTGCAGGTACTTGAAGTTGCTTTAGAAGAGATTTTATTGTTCGTCCTTTAAATCCACATACCCAACACTCAAATGGATTTTGTCCATTCTCATCTGTATGGAGATTTACTTCTAGTTTTGGTTTGTGGTGATTGCATTTAGGACAGTTAAATGCATAGTTTTCTCTTGCCCTTTTGTGGGACTTTCCTAATACATTTTCTATAAAACCTAATAGTATATTGCTACTCATATTTGTACATAACCGATTGACATTATAATATACGAAAAAAGACTTGAATAAACAAGCCTTTCTCTATTTTCTTTATACGTCTATTACTTTTATTCTACCTTTGTTATCTTGCATTAGATTACTCAGTCTAATTGAACCACCTGGTCCTTCTAGGTCTGGGTATATTCCTAGCATGTCTGCTTCTTCCATTATATCGTCAATTGGAACATCTTGTTCAGATCCTGTAAAAGGGTCTAGATCTTGCATTGTTATTATTCCTAGTTTTGAATTTATAACCTGTACGTCGTATATGTATACAAAGTATTTTGTTTTTAGTTGTTTTATTTGCTGTGCATCCTCTAATTCTTCTGAATCAGTGGTAACTTTTACCACCTTATCTCCTACTAGAAATACTGTTCCATACTCCCCTTGCCCTAAATGCTTCCCTCCTTGAGCGATTATATCATCTACAAGTTGTTGGTATTGTGGGGTTGGATCTAAAATTTCTTTTAGTATAGAAATTAATTTCACTATTTATTTAATACTTTAGCAGAAAAACTTCTAGCAAGTCTAGGTAAATTTTGTCCGTAGGCTAATTTTACCTCTCCTGATTTAACTTTTTGAATGGCTTGTTCTGGTGAAGATGCCTTTACTTCTACGTCATCGTCTCCATCTTCTCCTACTGTAAAAGATACTAAGTATGTTTGCTGGTCTTCTTGTTCGTATATTGGTTTTTCACCTCTAGAAATTCTAGCTACGTTGTCTGGATTAGCCTTATCTAAGATTTTATTTCCTCTTACTGGATCACCTTGTTCTGGGCGTTGCTTTGCAATTCTAGTTAAAATATTCATGAAGTCATTTGATGTACCTCCTTGGGTAGTTTCAATTTCTCCTGTTTCAGGATTCTTAGTGTACCCTTTCATGGCTTCTAGTACTAACTGTTTTAGTTGTGATTTTTTCATGCTCTGTATTTGTATATAAATAGATGCTATAATTCTAATATCCTTAAATCTAAATCTTGTGTTCCTTTTATTAAACGGTGATAAGTATTTTTTGGAATGAAGATTTTGTCTTGCAATTTTTGTGGTATGCAATCTTCTAGTTGAAATTGCCAATCTGTATCTCCTACTACCGCTACCTCTCTGTCATTTTGATCTCTATGCCAAACTAATTGTTGCTCATCTACATCTTGAGTAAACTTTCTGTAAATAAAATCAAACGTTTTTAGCTCCTGGTAAGGTGTTTTCATATTACCAATATCCGCTAAAGTTCTTTTCTCCTCCTAATGATTTCCAGTACCTTCCAATATGACATCCCCAGTAGTTCGGAGATAATTTGTTCTTTTCTGTAGCACAGTTATGGCGAGCTGCAAAAGATGCTCTTGCTTTTGGATCATCTATCTTAACTGATAGTCCTGTAGTGTCTCCAAATTGTACTTTCTTTACTTTTTTTGTTTTAGGATTCATTACATAAACGTAGAATTTTTTAGTTCCACCTCTTTTAGGTTTTCCTAATTTAACTTTCTCTCCGTGATAATCTGCTTCTTGAAGACTTTTCCAATTCTCAAGAGCCTTCATGTCGTATACTTGTTTTTCATTATCGTATCCACACTTATGACAAAGGGCTGGGTTGTTGTCTTGAGGTGTTGCTTCCCAGTCGTGTTTGCATTTTTTACAAATAACCTCTTCACCTACTTGCATTGGAAGGTCTAGTGGAACTTCTTGTCCTTCAAACATTCCATACTCACCTATATTTGTTTCTTCTAACAATACTCTATCATTTTCACATAACTGTAAATAACCGTCTCTATGAAGAGTTCTTGCCTCAGTGAATAGTTCCAAGAATCCTTTAGACGAATACCTGTAGATATTCTCAGATAAAGGCAGTTCGTGCTTTAAATGGTAGTTTAAGCCAGGTGTTGTATCAACTAATAGGTTAAGTAGTTTTATCATAGAAAATCTTTCTTAAAGAAGCGGCCTGAAATATTATCATTAAAGTAGTTAGAACCTGGTTCAATTACCCCTTTCATATACAAGTATTTATCTTCGTAGTATGTTAGCTGTTTCTTTGTTGGTACAAACATAACAATTTCTCTCGTAAATTCCAACTGTTTGCCTTGTTTTATTAATTGCTTTATTTCTGGATGAGAACCATAGTATGTTTTCCAATCTGTTTCTTTCTTTACAGTTTTCTTTTTTGATAACCTTTTATCTGTTTGTAAAGCTAGTTCTTTTTTACCTAAAGCTTTCGTTGTAACTGAAATAAGTTGTTTTCTTCCTATGTATTTTCTGCCACTTGCAATATGAGTAACTTCGTAGATAAATCCAAAAGGAGTAATATCTCCCATGTCCTCTATACTGTTAATTTGCTTTTGTTTATATTTCCACATTTTTTAATATATACTATGTTAACGTTGCTCTTTGCCATCCATTTCCTATAGTTCCAGCCCCTGTATATAAATATAACCCTAGATCTGCTCCTGAACTTCCTGACATCATTATGCTACCGGTTTCTGATGTTGTAGGTGTTCTAGTTCTTGGAACTAGTACTAGTATATTATTAATAATGGCTGAATCTGTTATTACAAGTGAACCTGTTATTGTTTGATTTCCTCTTACTGTATTTGATCCTGTTATTATAAGTGAACCTGATATTACTACTTGTGAATCTGAGGCGAAGATTAGGTTTCTAGCATTTCCACCTGTGCCAGTTCCATTGCCGTGAATAAAAGCTGATTGTGCTGTTGATAGACTGTTACTTTTGCCTTGAACATGTTGGTAATTTCCGTTTGCGTTTGTATCATATCCTTCTGCATGTGAATAGGATCCTGATGATGCTGAAGAGAATCCTTCTGCGTGTGAGTACTCACCGATTGCG